TTAATAGCAGTAAACAAAGGCTCCTGGTCCCGACCTAGACGCTTTTGTGACCACTTTTGTGACCGCAAACAGGGGGGGCGGGGGGTCGATGAAGCCGGGGCGTTTCAAACTGAAACCATTAGCTCAAATGAAAAAATTTTGCCAAAGGGCAAATTTTTTCCGTCTAAATCTCACAGCGTCCCTCAGCATAAGGTCAAATGGCGCTAACATGGTCACATCACCCGCTCTTGGATATACCCTCGAAAGAGGACCAGGTGAAAATGGGTGCAGAGCGATTGCTCCAATACTGGGAGTCAAGAGAGGCTGCCATCGCTCGCGAGAAGGAGGATCCTTACAATTTCGGAGTAGAGCTCCCACATTGGAAGCTGGCAGACGAACAACTCAAAGATCACGGAGAGCTCCTCTTGCTCGGCGGTAATCGCAGTTCAAAAACAGAATTTTGCGCTCGGAGAGTTGTCGAGACAGCGGTCAAGAATCCGGGTGCGAATATCTGGTGTCTGACCGCAAACTCTCAAAACTCAATTGCTCACCAGCAAGCAGCCGTTTACCGCTACCTTCCAAACGAATTCAAAAAGCTTGGAAGAGGTCGAGTCTCATATGTGAGTTTCAGTTATAAGAATGGATTCACAAACAGCAGTTTCATTTTACCTAACCGCTCCACAGTAACATTTCGGGTTTGGGCTCAAGATATAAGCTCGCTCGAGGGCGGCGAGGTTGGACTATTAGATGATCCAGTCGATGGCAGTCATGCAATCGGGATATGGGCGGATGAGGAGATCCCGATGCCATGGATCACAACACTTCGATACCGCTGCCTCACCCGGGCAGACTCAAAAGGTATCCCCGCCAGAATACTCTTAAGTTTCACAACTGTGAGCGGCTGGACAAATGTAGTAAGTAGCTACCTTTCGGGAGCCCGAACCCTTATTTCTAAACCAGCTGAATTACTGGATAATGAGGAAGTACCCATCGTTCAGCAAAGCGTACGCAAAAACGCCAGAATCGTCTATTTCCATACTCAGGACAATCCCTTCAATTCGTGGAAAGCGACTAAGGCACAGCTTGCTGGAGCACCTCGAGATGAAATTAAATGCAGGGCGTATGGTTTGCCGACAAAACCGAGCACAACTGTATTCAGAAATCTTGACGACAAAGTAATCTACAGGCACGAAGAGATCCCGATCATAAAGGATCCTGAGAATAACCCCTGTGTTTATGTCCTATCGATTGACCCCGCTGGAGCTAAACCTTGGTTCATGATTCTGGTCGGGATAACCGCCAACGGCTGCCATTATGTAATCGACGAATTTCCTTCCCCTGAATACGGCTCATGGGCTGACCTCGAGAAGGGTGAAGATAAACCCGGCGAGGCAGCCGCGCCAAACGGCTACGGAATCCGAGACTATGCTGAGGTCATTAAAAATATGACCAAGGGTCTTGATAATCTTGAGATTGTGATCGACCCCAGACTTGGTGCGGCTTCCTATCAAGCGGCTGAGGGAACCAGTAATATAATTTCTGACCTTGCCGACGAAGAAATTTATGCGATTCCGGCAGAAGGTCTTGATATAGAAACTGGCTTACAGAGCATTCAGTCTTTACTCGCATATGATACATCAAAACCCATTGGTTTTGATAATCATCCGAAGTTGATCTTCTCAGATAAATGCGGAAACACGCTCCAGTCCTGCATGAATTACAAGGTAGAGCTGGGCCCAAAATCAATTTTTAAAGATCCGGTCGACTGCTTGCGATATATAGCGATTGGCAACCATCGCTACTATGACGACACGGAGTTCGAGGTAACCGGAACAGGTGGATACTAATGTCTAAGTGGTCACATAGATGCGACAAGCGCGAAGGCGACATGGCACATGGAATAACTTTCCTCATGTGGGAGCGTCAAATGAAGGACTGCCGTGGAGAGGCTGCATTCGGAAAGGACAAATTTCATCTAGACGGCAAAGTGAGTTTGACCCTTGCATTAAATCAACACGCCTACGGCGACGAATTGATCGCACAGGTTTATGGTCAATCTGGGGTCATGAAACCAAGGCGAGCAAGCCGCTATTGCCGGGTACAAGTTTATTTAGGAAAGGCTGATCTAGAAACAGCTGAAACCCTAGAAGCGATTGCTAAGAAAATCAGAGAGAAGGAGGAGAAATAATGAGAGATGAAGAACTAATGGAAGACGCACTCGAGCAATTCCAACATCATGCTCGAGCAAAGTTTTTAAAGGGTATTCAGGAGCATAACCCTAATGGAGACAAAGGGCTCTCTAGAATGCATATGCTCCAGAAAATCGATGCCTGTAAAGAGGAGGTCACCGATCTCTGGTTTTATTTGTACGCATTAGAGCAAGAACTTTTAGACGGACGGAGAAAATGAAAATTACTCCAGCCATTAAAAATAAGGTTCTTCAATTGAGAGGTGAAGGAACGAGTTATGGCAACATAGCAAAAGCGACAAAGATTAGTAAGGCTTCTGTAATTAATATTATTAAAGCCAGACAACAACAGTCTGAGGTCACAGAAGGAGCCATCCGTCAATCAAATGAAAACCCTCTTTTACCAAGAGGGACTGTCGAAGCGAAAGTTCTCAAGCCATGCATCAATCCGAGACTGATCATGATTTATTTTGGAGAACCAGAGAATATCGCGAAGTGCGTAGTAAAACCGGGGATGAATTATCGAAGAGATAAAACCATCAAGGTTCAACGAGTAGAATTTAGTGAAGATCCCATCTACAGACTTGTGTGAGGAAACTCCTGAGGAGCAAAACAGACGCATCAATTCGATGCTTCGAGCTATGGTTGTAGAGGGTGCTGTAGACGCAATCAGCAAAGATGAAGACCCACCAGAATTTTCGAGGACAGAGATAAGCGACTTTGTCGGATGCAGTAAAGACACCATTCGTAGGATTGAAAAAGAAGCCCTGCGCAAAGTCGAAAAACATTTGTTACAATCAAAGGAGTAAACATGGCGGAACCAGAAAACGAGTTACAGGAATATGACATCGAGCCTGACATCGATGTGTTAAAAGCCGACTTTGAGAGATGTCGTACGAATCTATCGTATTATCTCGATTTGTCAGAAGAGAATCGGGATGTCCGAAGAAACCTCTGGGCGGGTAAAAGCAAGACTTCGAGAAAGGAATCGGCTGATTCGTTTCCGTGGATGGGAGCCTCAGATTTGGAGGGAAATTTGGTGGGCCCGATTGTGGATGCAGATATTGCTATCCTCAAATCATCAGTAAAGAAAGCGAATATAGTCGCGTCACCAGTTGAGACATCAGACATAAGCTCTTCAGCAATAGTATCCAATTTCATGAAGTGGCGAGTAAGCACTATGGATGAGCTTCCAAGAGAAATATCCATCGGAGCGAACTACCTACAGGAAAACGGAATATGTTTTTTCGGCGTAAGTTTTAAAAGAGAAGTCACAAGAGTTCTTCGTCCATTATCACTCGAGGAGATCGCCGCCATTTCTCCAGAATTGATAGCAGCTTTGCAAGACGATGAGATGAAGGATAGCGCCTTGGAATTACTCCAAGGCGCTTTTCCTGACATTTCTAAATCTCGCATTAGAAAGATGTACAAAGAACTGAGGAAAGATGGTGTAACCGAGGTTCCTACCACTAAGGTAATAACTAACCGCCCCACCCTTCGTTCTTACGAGCTCGGCAGAGATTTAATTGTAGATTCAAATATTCAGGATCTACAGTCAGCAAGAGCAATCTATGTAGTATCCTACTTCACGCCGGAACAGTTGATGGGAAAAGTAAAAACTGACGGCTTCGATGAAGATTTTGTAAAAGATGCGATAGAGAACACAACTGGATCCTTTTCGAATGAGCACGATGGATTCAGACAAAATGTCTTAGTCGGTCAACATGAGGCTCCTGAGCATTTTGATGGATTGATCAGACTTATAACCTGTTACCGCCGGGAAGTTGATGAGGATAATATCCCCATATGCTGCACTACCATTTTCTCTGAAAATGCAGAAGGTTATGCTAAGAAATATATAATGAATGTGGATGCAGGACGCTACCCATTCGTTTGTATTACTAGAGAACAAATAACCAGAAGGTTATTTGATTCACGCGGATTACCCGAGCTGCTTAGGTCGTATCAAACGGCGGTCAAAAGTGAAATGGATCAGCGTAGAGATATGGCATCACTAGCAACTTGTCCTCCATTGGAGTACCAAATTGGTAGGAAGCCAGAAATGATCGGCGCAGGCGCACGAATTCCGGTGCGTAGACGCGGAGAAGTAGGATTCATGGAGGTCCC